GCGATGTTTTTTTTAGACTGGACTTGTGTTTGCAAGTTTGCGTTCCAAAGTTCCAGCAGTTCTGGCAAAATTTCATAAATTGAAAACATGGAGAACTGTTCCAACCATTCCTCCGCTGTTCCCGGTACGCCTTTAGGGTCTGCATGCTTTGCCATCATGTACGCAACATTTTCAAACGTTTCCAAAATTTCTGGATTTAATCCGGACGCTTCACTGTCTTTTTCTTTTTCATCGTCAACCGATTTTTGCAAATCAGCAAAATCATGAAACAAATCACGCCGGAATTGCAAGCGATATAGCCGAGGAATTGCTGCACTCGCTTTAAATTGTACATCTACGCCGTCGATGGTGATTGTTTTTGACACTCCCATTTTTTTATCTCCTTAATTCGCTTTGTTTTCTTCCGCTGTAAAGCTTGGCATATAAACAGCGTTGTACCAGTTGTTATAAGTTTCAGCATCTGTTTTTTCACAAGATTTTGACTTAACAAGGTTATTATCCAATGCGGTTGCAGACAGCTTGAGAGTTTCCGTTTTGACTTCCTTTGTATCTTCTGTGGTTGCGGATTCTGTTGCAGGACGTGCAACAGAGCAGCGGTAAAAGATATGTCTGATTTTCTTTTTGTCGCCTTCAAATTCAAAAAACAGTGCAAATTCGGCAACTTCTGCATCGCTCTTTTCCACGAGTACTCCCTTTGCATCCAGCTTTTCGCCTAAAATTTCCGTTGCGAAATCTGTTGGAATCAATGCGACTTCCAAATCTCCCTCATAACCGGAGTTGTTGTTGCACAGATAATAAACACAGTTGTCTGCGTAAAACGGTTCCGTTTCGCCGTTTGCGTCAATGCTAAGGCTAACAGCACCCGGCAGGCGTACAGGGGCGGCATATTGCGGAGTGCCATCCTCATCATATCCGGTGATTTTTGCCCAGTATACTTTGTTTAAACCAAATTTAACCTTGTTCTTAGTTTCGGTTGCCATGCTTAGTTCCTCCCTAATGATTTTTTTACAAGCGATTCAAGCATTTCGATTCCATGCTCTTCCGCTGGTTTCATGTGTGGGTGTGCGTTTGTTCTTCCGCCTTGCCTGAGTGCGTGACCATCTTCCAGCAAATGTGATAACCGGTAATGCTTTTTAGAGTGGACGGCTACTTTTAATTTGCTTGAATTTTCTTCGATTTTTGTTACTACAAAGCTTTTTCTGTACGTCCCCGTTCGCTTTGGGGCAGTTTGTAGTAGTTCTTTTTTGACTGCCTGAGAGGATTTTTTGACTGCTGCTTTTACGTCGTCGCTGGTTGCATTGCTATATTCTTGCAACTCTTTCATAATTTCGTCCGCCAGCTTATCAACGCGAATAGTTTTTATCATGTTTACCCCTCCAGCAGCAGTTCAAATTCATAAATCTGTTCAAACATCTTTTCAGAAGATATGTATTCTTCCGTTTTATCATATACAATCTCATTTCTTTCTAAAACGGATTCTATTTGACTTTCAGATTTAAAATCTTTTTGGTTGCTGTACAATTCCAGCGTCACCTCTACGATTTTTTGATAGGCGTGGTTATCGGCGGAAAAATCGCTCCGCCCGTCATAATAAAAGACAAAATAGGGCAGTGGCGGTGCCTTGCCACGCTCAAAATGGTGATATGCAAACGGCAAATGCATTTGCTCCATCATTTTTGCGATGTCAGTATAGGTCATTTTGTATTCCCACCTCTTCCTTGAGATACAATTCCAACACATCCATGTTTTTTTGATATGTTCGATAAATTAAATATCTTTTTTCATGGTATACGGCAATTCCCTCACAATCGTACTCAATCGGATTGATTTGCACAATAAATGACGGTTTTAACCCAGCCTGCATTGCTGCAAAAAACTCCGCTCTGCTCGCTGATTGCACGCTACAAAACACAGTTCTTTTGGATTCTTCCGCCAATCGTTCCACGCCGCAATCATCTCTGTATAAATGCTGTTTGACCAGTTCAATTACATCATCCATCGTCATTTCCTCTCATTTTTTCGGAAAATAGCCGATTGTTAAGCAAATATCGCAGCATCCGTGGCATTGAGGATTGCTCATCTCCGCCACGCTTCCGCCATAGCCACGCTGCATACTGTACGACAAGCTGGTCGTCTTCGATGGTCTCATTTAACGTGATTCCCTCTCGTGCAATGTAGCTTTTTGCCGCCTGTAAATCTGCATAAAGCCGGTCATTATAAGCCTCGGCGGTAATTCCGAGGTCTACCTTTAGCATTGTAAGCAGGTCTACGTTCATATTATTTATTCTCCGGTTACTTTATTTGCCGTGTCCTCAGCAAAAGTGACTGCGTTTGCGGTTGGTTTTGTACCGCCAATTCCGATTGCAACAAATCCCTCTGCAATCACCGGCAAGCCGTCATATCTCGCAGTCCCCTTAAATACGGTCTGGTCTTCAATAAATCTCGCGTGTTCCGACTGGCTGATAGCTGTTCCTGCACGCTCTGCCAGCAGATACAAGTCGCCATAACCACCAATGATTACATCGTCCGGGATAAAGGACAGTTTTTCAATCGCTCCGCCAATTACTGGCATCGTTCCGCTCTGCCCGGTTACAATCGCACCAGCAGCGTTGATGGTCAGGGCATTTGCAACCAGCTTTGTAAACGTCTTTTCATTCATTGCCCAAAACATCTCGCCGTGGCTGTAATCTGCCTTAGCGTTTCCGGACGCAATAACCAATTCTTTAAACAATGCCGCGTCCGTTTTGCCGGAAATTGCAAGCACGTTGCTTGTGGTGAGGTTTGCCCACGCTCTGGCGGTGGTAGAGTAACCAGACGGCTTTGCAGCCTGCGTCAGACGGGTGACAATACCAAGTGGCATTTTAGTGCCAGTACCGTACAAGATTGCCTTATCCAATGCGTAACCGATAGCCTGACCAAGTGCAGAGATAATCTCGGTTGCAAGAGCAATGTCGGAATCCTCCAGCACAGCATTACAGATTGCGATAAATCCGCCGACCTTATAGCCGTCTACCTCTACGTTGTTAAAGGTGAGGTTTAATTCATTGAGTGTGCTACACATTTCCGTCCAAATTGCTTCTGGGATTGCTCCCATTACGTTCTGTCTTGCCTTGCCCGGCACACTCTTAACATTTACATGTTTGTACAGTTTAGAGTATTTCAGCGTGGTTTCTTTGATTAAATCCAGTGCAACCTCCGGGATAAGCAACTCAGCACCGGTAATAGACCGCTGATTCTTGCCCATTTCCCGGACACGTTCCAACCAGCTTTTTACAGAATCGTTGGCAAAAAACGCATCACGTTCCTGTACGTTCATTCCAAAAAATTTCACTCTGGCTTCCATTTTAACTTTCCCCTTTCTGATTTCATCGCCCGAATTACCTTCGGTTTGCGGTGTCTGTTGTTTCTGCTCCACGGCATCCAATTCTTTCTCCATGTCAGCAATTTCCGTTTCCAGTTCGCTGATAGACTTTTCATTTTCCGCCTTGTCTTGTTCAAACTGGTTGACAGCCTTTTCAACAACCGCTTTTTCTTCTTCGGTTTTTGCCTCGTTGATGTCGGATTCCAGTTCTTTTTCCCGTTTTTCCAACTCTGCGGCGGCTGTGCGGAGTTCCGCCAACTCAGACTTTTTACTGTCAATCTTGTTTCGCAATAACAGTGCTTTCAGCATTTTTTTATTTTTCTCCTTTCAGTTTTTTCAAAAGTGTGGATTTCCACGCTTCTGATTTTCGCTTTTCGATTTGTTCCCAGTCCTTTTTGCGTGCAGATATGCCAGTTTCTTCATATGCCGGATATGTGCAGCAAGACACTTCATACAGCTTTGCCTTTGTGATTCTCCAATGGACTTTCCCTTCTGCAGGGAAAGTTGTTTCTTCGCTAAGGATTTCAAAACCGAAGCTGCATTGAGACACATCGCCACGTTTTACCCGTTCATAAAGGTTCATCGCCTCGCTATCTTTTGGGTTGATGTAGATTTTTCCCCACAATCCGTGAGAATCCTCTCTCAATTCTAGCGTGTGGGCGGTTGTACGTCCAAGTACAAGCCGGGTGTCATGGTCAATAAGTGCCCGGACATCTCCGGCAAGCGTTTCCGAAAATGCACCCGGTGCAACGCTCTCACTCATGCCATATCCCATATCATAATTGGAATCAAATACCGCAAAATAGCCCTCAATTACAGGGGCTTCGTTTGTTTCGCCGTCCCTCGTTGTAAGTGCTGACTGCATCGTGCGATACATGACGTTATTCCGTACCATCTTCTTTTTTCCCTCCCTGTACTAATTTTTTTTGATACGCTGACATCTCATAAGGGATGTAGTTTTCCAGCACTCGTAATTCATCCAATCCATCCCTCGGTGACAAGCCCATCCGGTCTCGTACCTCGTTGCCAGTAGCAAAACCACGGTCAGACAAGCCGCCAAATACGTCAGCGATGGTTTTTATATCCCAATCAAACAAAGACAAAACATTAAAGCGGATGTACATGTTTGGGGATAAAATCAGCTTTTTTGTCATTTCCTGCTGTATTCCAATCACAATCGGCTTTACAGTGTGATTTACAAAAGCGTTCCACTCGTCTTTACTGTAGCTGTCAACACCCAGCAAAAACGGCGGCACGCCCAAAATCGCTGCAATCATCCGCCTGTTCAGTTTTACAACGTCGCTGATTGCTAAATCAGATAAAGATAGTGGTTTGATTTGTTCAATTGAGAATTGTTCCGCCGGAATCAGCCATGGTTCGCCAACTTCACTGGATTCTACGTAATCTGCCAGCAGTTTCTTTCTTCCTGTCGGCGAACTAAATTCATCGGTCAACGCATCTACTTTTACAATGACAGACGGTTTCCACTTGCTGGATAAAAATGATTTTTCCGTTGCGGCTGCCTGTTTAAGGTTGTCCGCAAACGGTCGCAGGGATATTTGCAAGCCTCGCCCTTTCCATAGGCAATTCGGGGAGGGGTTGTGTACGAAATGCAGAATCTCGTCCGATTTATACGGAATCCCGTCAATCATGACAGAGTAAGAACCGCTTTCCGGAATAGAAACTTTTGACGCTGCAATTGGTTCTAAATCTCTCAAATATCCGCCAGTTGTATGTACTTTTACAATACTATTTCCTTTTCCGTATAGCAAAAGATTCATTACGATTGCTTCCATCCACGTCTTCCGGGTCATGTTTGCCATCGGTTCGATGTCGATTTTTCGGCTGAGAGCGTTCACAATCCGCTTATCTCCCTGTTCGGTATTTTCCATCAAATGGATGGTAAGAGAGCCAATCAATTCCGCAATGCGTCTGCAAGCGGTCATTACTTCCGGACAGCGGTCTAATGTTGTATAACCCGGTACGCAGATTGCATCATTTTCCCTGTCAGATAAAAATAATGCAACCGGCGAGTTATTCCGTGTTTTCTTTTTTTGATTCCAAAACATTTTATCCCCACCAATCCTTTGCTTTTTGTTTACGCTCCATGCTTTGCAAGTATCTAACACAAGCAAAAACGCTTGCATCAAACAAATCAATCCGGTTTGTTTCCCCGATTTTTTCGTATTGTATCATATCGTCCGTTTTTTCAATTGCACTCACATTTTCCACGCAATATTCAAATGCTTCGTTGTGTAAATAATACAGTTTTCCGTCTTTCGCACGTTGTTCAATGTGCCGGAACCCCTCGGATTTTAAATAATAATATTGTGGCTGGTCAATAATATTAAATTTTGCTTGTTTCATCCCAATGAAATATTCTCTTGCAAATTTTCTGTCATGCCCGATTTGCTTTATTTTAAATCCATGCCGCCGCATGGAGACAAACCAGTTTACAACATCGGCAGCGTTGACGGTTGGACTGTTGCACATGGTTAAAAGTCCATCATCCGCCCAGCCAAACAGCGGTATTTCGTCCTCGTCTGCCTTTTTTGCCGCCATTGTGACCGGAAAAAAAGCATGTGTAATGATAATGTCAACGTCTTCTTTTGCATAGTGCCCGTATAAAGCCCCAGCGGTCAAATCGTACATTCTGGACAAATCCGCTCCGCCATACCAATCAATCGGCATACGTAGCAAGTCCTCTATCGTCCAATTGTATTTATTATCCGATGCACGAAACTCTGATAAATCAAAATATGCTCGCATAGCACTGGTATAAATATTGAGTGACCGGCTTAAAAAGTCTTTGCGTTGTTGAGGGTCGTTTTGTGCCTGCAGCGATTCCTGCAAAATGTCGGCTGGTCTAATTGTAACGCCGTAAGATGGGTTTGCTTTTTCGTGTTGGACAGGTGACGTATAATCTACCTGTCCATGCTCGTCTTGTTCTGCTTGTGACACAAAACAAAAAAGCGTATCGTCCTTTACCGTGCCATTTAAAACCTTTTTTGCATACTCTAACCGCCGATAACAAAAACTGTTGATGTTATCTCCGGCAGTAGTAATGCCTATCATCAACTTGTTTGTATAGGCTTTCATTGCCTCTTTAAACCGGTTATACTGTGCGGATTTTTTAAAAGCGTGTACCTCGTCTGCGATTGCAATATTGCAGTTAAAGGAATCCTGTGCATCTGGATTGCTTGCTAACGCCTCAATACGTATAGAGCCATTTGGTCTGCCGTTTGCGTCTGTAAATTGATAACTGATAGAGTGCTCAGCGTTGTTGTTAAGCACTCTAAAATCATCAATCATCTCACGGTATCGCAACGTGTACAAAATATCGTTAAAAGATTCGCACGCTTGCTTTTGCGACGCTGCAACGATGTAAATAATAGACCCAGAGCGACGTTCCAAAATTGCCAACGCAAACGCTAAAGCAGCAATAAACATGGTTTTTCCGGATTTTCTTGGAATAAAAATAAACGCTTCTTTATATCGGCGTTCTTTTGTTCCTGTATAGTAAAACCCAACAAGATTATACACAGTAAAGACTTGCCACGGCTGCAGCAACATCGGCGTGTTCATAAGTGGCTCGCCTTTAAGGCTTTCGCCTTGCTTGTGCACCATAAACCGTTCAATGATATTGCAAACCAAATCCGGTTCTTTTGTGTGCAGTTCCAAATCTTCACGTTTTAAATCTTCTAAAAACCGCTTGCATTCCAAAAAATTATTTCCAGCAATAATCTTTCCGGCGACGACATCCTCGGCATATTGTGTTGCAATCTGCTTAAATTGTTTAGTCGCCAAGGCTCTTTAGCACCTCCGCAAGAGTGTCTGTTTTTTTCTTTTTCATTGCTTGTTCGTCGATGTTTTTTAGCCCTTTGGGTGTAAGCCCAAGGTCACGCCAATATGCCAAAGCTGTCTTGTTAAGTTCATCCCACAACATCAAAGATGGATTTTTTGTCCTGTTGGTTTCGCCGTGAGAGTTTGTGTGCTCTATAATAGGGTTTCCGTCATATGTTTCTAACGTCTGGTCACGTTTTTCAAGGATGTCAGCCAGCGAATCAATCACACCATCAAAAGATTCTTTGTAAGTATTGATAGCAATGCAGGCTTTTTTGATTTGAGATTTCCATTTTGATTTTGTCACCGAATCACCTCCCAATGCTTTTGTAAAAAAAATCGACGCAGTTAGAAAGAGTTCCCTACACCGTTCCAGTAGGAGCCGCCCAAGCCCCTGCAAGGAGGGGGGGGAGGGCTACCGCCGTCTTCCGCCTTTTTCCGGGTGCCGCTTGTTGTGGCACGCATCGCAAAGGCTTATAAGGTTATCGCTTTGCAAGGCAAGCTCAGGGTAATCGTCCAAATGTTTGATGTGGTGCACCGTAACCGCCGGACGTATCCGACCATAACGCTTGCAGTCCTGGCATTGGTAAGCATCCCGTCGCAGAATCACGCGGCGTTTGTGCCGCCATGCCTTAGATTTGTAAAAGTTTGAAACATCCATCTATACCACCATAAAAAACACCGCACGGATACCTCCGCACGGTGCGTTTAATCCTATATCTATTATACCAGTAATAGATGCAAGATTGCAATATATTTTGCTGAAATTCATGCTCTTTCGGAATTTCCTTTTATACAATATGTTGATAAGCTTGTATCAAATCACACTACATCTTGTGCTGTCGTGTAAACGCCGATACCATACGCCTTGCGTTTGTTTATGCAATACCGTCGTAGGTCTAACGATTGCAAGACCAAAATGCTGTAGTAATAGCTTAGCAAATCGTCCTCTAACCGCTCGATATAATGCAGGGATTCCGGCGTGTTGTTATATTTTTTTAAAGCACGCTCGTACTCCGCCATAGTTGTCCGGACAATGCAGGCAGCAAGGTATATATAGCAGTTGTCTATGTTGTCATATCGTTTCAGCGGTATCGGCTCTTTACATGTTGCCTTTGCTTCCACTTGCGGATTGGATTTATATGCATCACGTTTTTTGTGGCGACGCTCAACGTTAATTGCATTATAGCAAGGTCTGCAACACTGTCCAGGTGTCCACTTTGTTAGCTTCCCGGTGCGTTTGTTGTTGTAAAAATTCCAGCCATCCGGCAGCGGCTGACCACACCGTTTACACACCTTATTCATTTTCTCACTCCACTTTACCCTTTACTTGTAATTGGATTTTTGTAAAATCAATCTGGTAGTCCTGTTTAAAATGCGACATCTGCTCCAACACATCGGGCGACTTGCCAAAAATCGGCGGTATCTCAGCGATGGACTGTAGATTCTCAAATAGTCTGTTCAGCCGTTTCTGTTTCCATCCATAGTGCCATTCCAGTGTCACAAATACCATCGCCATCCCCTGATAGATAGCCATTTTGTGACTATACTCGACCTCGTTCTTGTTGTACAGGTTTTTCCGCTGTAAGGCTGGGTTCTTCATTTGGATTCCCTCATCTCTTTGTTCAGAATTTCCGCTGCTTTTTCGGCGTTTTCATTTGTGTCAAAATATACAGTTGGATATTGGGTGACATTAAAGTAGTCCACAAACCAACAATCATCATCACAATAATGGGCTAAACAAAATTTCAATTCTCCATCATTATTCCAATCCGGCTCGTAGTCCGGACAGAGCATATCATGCAGCTGCTCCAACCGTAACAGCAACCGCATTTTCTTTGTGACTTGTTCGGCACGTTCTTTCGTGCGGAAACAGTTGCCGAGTTGAATGTTATATTCGTCGATACTGTCCTCACAATAAGTATACGGAACAACGTCAGCAACGTCTTCAACTGCAAAGTATTCTTCTCCACGCTCCGGCTTCCACGGCTTCGGCTCTTCCTGTTTCTTCTGTGCCTCTGCCTCTTTCCGCAACGCCTCCAGCTTCCCCAAAAATTCCACTTTTAGGGCTTCCAGTTTCTTTTTGATGTCGTTCATTTCAACATTTCCTTTCTCTTTCTATTTATTTGTAATCCACTCCGATATAATCAAGAACCTTTCCTAAACCTAATCCTTTACCGTCTGGCAACCACACACCGTTTTCATTTGTTCCTCCGTTTATGCAATATTGATAAAGCTTAGGATGTGATTCTTTCAGTTGCTGAAAACGATTTGGTTCTTTTTCAAGGTGGCATCCAAACATACAAAATACACATCCAGTTCTCTGTGCTTTTGTTGTATAATATTTTCCGGAGTCATCTGTATAAATATCTCCGTACACTTCATTAGCATAAGGAATTTTATGTGTGTAAATGTATTCAAGCACATCTTGCTCAGTCCAAAAAGACATAGGTTGAGAACGTGGACGCTTTGTATCAAAAGCATTACAGCCGTGAATCAGCCACTGTTCTTTCCGGAGACGACTTTCGAAAGCCATAGTCGCCACGATTGGCTTTTTTCCACTCTCTTTTTCGTACTTTTTCATCGGATTTTTCTTCATTATCGTGCAACACTCAGAAGAACAGTTAAAAGGCGCATTAAGCAGGAATTTCCATTTTTCACAGTTGTATTGACTTTTATTCCCGCTTTTATCAAGTGCAAGACCGCATAACTTTTTGTAATCTCCATGATTTTCCTCACGTCCTTCAGCAATAGCTTTTTTGGCATACTGAACACGCCTTGCAACCTCTTTTGAAATGACAGGATAGCCATATTTTTCAATAACCTGTCGGAAGGTCATGTTCGGACGAATAATAGTAACATTACCTACGCTTTTCACAAAAGCTTTGATTTCCGGATATTCAAGCCCTGTATCCACAAATACAGCCGGAACATCATACACTCCTACAGTATTTCGAATAATATCCAAAAGGACTGTGCTATCTTTCCCACCAGAAAAACTACAGTACACTTCTCCGCCATAATGATTGTACCATTCTCGGATGCGAAACTCTGTCATTTTAATTTTTATGTCAAGAGGGAGTGCCTGCATTTGATATAAATCACTTGCTTGATGTTTCATAGTAAATTTCCTTTTCTTTCGCTTTCTTTCATTTCTATCACTGTGATTAAAACGTAACGGTGACATTTAAAACCGCCGCAGCCAACCAATAAACCGCCCGTCTGTGGTCTTTATGCCACAAACACACTATCGCTGCACCAACATCCAGCAGTATCATGGCAATGGGCAGGATTTGCGTGGCGTTGATTTTGCTCATGTTTCATCCTCCAGAATAGTCACACCTGTGACAAGTTCCAAAAATTCTTTGCCATCATCGGTTACTTCAAAGCAATTTTTCCGATATTCTTTCATAAGCCCGATTTCGACAAGCTTCTTAATGACCGCTATGTCTGACAGACCTGCTTCAAAGTAGTTCCGATAAGGTGCATATCTGCGGTACTTTGTGCCTCTTATCCTGCCACGATTAAAGCCTATTGTATGCTTCATAATATCAATCTGCTTATAGGTTACGTTGCCTATTTCTTTAAAATTTAGCATGATTCACTCCTTTTTTCGCGTTTCCATCCATACCACTGCACCCTCAAATCAACGTTACCAGCATTATGCTGACCTCGTATCATTTTGACTGTACGCAGTTTTGCATTTGCGTTATCCACTGTCAAATATAACAGCGGATGCATATTCCCTTTTTTGTCGAGCCGCTGTAACCACATCCCAGTGATTGCATCACGGATACCGTACACCGGACGGCGTTGCACGTCCATTTTTAAGATTTCCTTTGTCAAACTCCTATACAAAGTAAAAGCCTTTGGTTTTGCAAGTTCATCTGCCGTAAATTCCGGCGGTTCTATTAAATACGAGTTGCAACGTGTATCGACCATCCTAAAAAGCCGACGTGTGCAAATGTTGTACTCCTGCGTGATTATTTCGGCGGATTTGCCGCTCAGATAATCAGACACCGCCCGACGTAACCGCTTTTCTTCGTCTTTCCAATTTCGGACAATTGCATCTCGGTATTCTCCTCGCCGCTCGCTGCAAAAATATCTGACTGTATCGCCTGTGATTTTGTATTTATCACCTAACGCGTTGACCGGACAACGGTCTACAAAATAATCATATGCGACTTGCATTTTGAATCGCTCTGAGTATCTTTTTGACATATCCATCCCTTTCCTATTATATCGGCTCATCCAAGTTTAAAATCAAGCTTGCATAAGCTTCAGCGTTTTCTGATACTGGTGGGTCTTGTTGCTGCTTTTTCTTCTTTTTAAATTTCCCGTCCCGCTTCTCCCAATATCGCAGGGTTGCCGTCCAGTCGGTGATGTCATCGCCGTTTTTGGTTTTCCATTGGTGCTGCTCATAGTAGGAATAAAATCGTTTCAAATCTGTTTCAATTCCGTTTTCTTCTGCATATTTTTGGATTTCTTCAAACGTTGGCGGAGCATTTTTTTCCATTGCTGCATCTAAGAAAGAAAGATTATAATCTTCTTTATCTTCTTTTTCTTTCTTATACTGTTGGGATGACCTTGGGACTTCATTGGGATTACTTTGGGAATCACCATGTGAAATGCTTGGGACGTTCTGAAATTTATCGTAATTATTCACCGTAAATACGGTATATTTCGGATGTCTGCACCTTGTGATTTCCCCTGTGGTTTCAAGGTGCTTAATTGCAGTCCTTACTTTGTCCACGCTTAGCTTTGTTTCTTCCGCCAAAACGGCATAGCTGGAAACCCGACTGCCTCGCTTGATGGTGATTCCGTGCCACTTGCTTTCTTCAATACTGACGGTCAACAGCAGATGCAGGAAGACCGTTTTTGTGTTGATGTCATCGTACCACTCCCAGTTTAAAAGCGACCGATACAGCTTGATATAACCGCTTTCCAACATCCGCCATCACCTCTTTTCTTAGAACGGTACGTCCCCATCGCCGAGAATCGTTTGGAAGTCGCTAAGGTCGTCGAGGTCAATTACCGGCGTTGACTTACCAGCATTTTTGACATCTGCCTCATAGGTATGTACCACATTTTGTGACTGATTGACAACGCCCTGCATCGGATTGCTGTAAGACGGTGTCTGCGGCTCGCTGTAAGCCGTTTGCGGTGTGGGCTGGTAGTTTTGCGGTTGGCTGTTATAATCGCTCTGTGTGGCGTTCTGGCTGCTCTTGGTTTCCCCGAATGTCACATTGTCCGCTTGTACATCCATAGCGTAATGTTTAACCCCGTTGTTGTCCGTGTAATCAGCGTTTTGTAACTTGCCCTCTACAATAATCATCGACCCTTTACGGAAATACCGGCTGACAAATTCCGCTTGCTGCCGCCAGCTGACAATGTTGATAAAATCCGCCTTTTTTTCGCTGTTTTTGCTGTATTGCCGATTGACGGCAATCCGAAACCGGCAAACAGCAATGCCGCTTTGTGTGGTTTTGAGTTCTGGGTCTGCACACAACCGACCCATTAAAATTACCTTGTTTATCATTGGTTTTGCTCCTTTCGTAGCGGTGCAACCGCTCTTTCGTAGTTTCGATAGTAATAGTAAAAGATTTCCAGCAGCTTTTTTGCTGTGTCCTCTTTTTTGACAAACGACACCTGCAAGCCGCACCGATTGCCTGACCGGAGCGACCGCAGAGCGAAATAGACGGTTTCGCCGATGCGTTTCACTTTCCGGTTTTGTGCAATCATCTGTTTTTCTGGGATTTCATAGGCTTTTAGTTCCGCCTCCGACGTTACACCCTCTAAAATCAACTCCATGTGCCGGGCATTCTTTGCGGCTGTTTCCAACTCTTTTAAAATCCGCTCTTGGTCTCGGATAAAATTCCCAAAAAGTTCATCAACGCTGCCTTTCCGCTCGACCACACAAGACCGTTCGAAACTTTTTCCGCCGACCTCAAAAGAGTAATCACCAAAATCCAGCTTGCGGCTTTCTGTTGCAATCCCGTTTGCGTGCAAAAACTGTATAATGTGCTGGTTGCATTGTTCCCGAGTGTCGCAGATAACCGTTATTTTCTTTTCAAAAATTTCTCTTTTTGTCAAATGTCGTCAACCTCGCAATCATACACCGACTTATAATTTATCGGTTTTGTAATTATCTTTTTAGACCGGCAATAATCGCACTCGCCGCAGGACATCGGCAATAAATCACCGGTTTTTATCTTTTGATACCGTTTTACGAGTGACTGTACAAACTCTAACGCCGCCTCAAGGGTATCATCCGGTATCCAAAACAGGTTTAAATCCGGCTCTGGCTCTTTTGTGACGGCAGCCAGATAAAACGGTAATGTTTTCCCGGTGTTTTGCCGGACAATCTCCCGATAAATCGCCCCTTGGATGTCATACCGCCAAAAATCAATAAAATGCAGTTTCTTTTTTTTGGCTGGGTCATAAATCAGGTTAAAATCCCGGACAACCTTTAAATCTACAATCATCAGACCCTCATGATAGCTGTCAATTTTGGATTTAAAGGGTATACCGCAGATTTTGCCGGTAAAGATTCGTTGTTTTTGTCCGCCCATGTATTGCATAAATTTTTTATCTCGCTTTACTCGCTGGATAATGTAATCAGCGTGTTGGTATGCAGATTTTAATTTACCTTGTCTTGTAAAGATTGCTGGGTGATTTGCAACAAATGCATCCAGCGTACCCTCAAAGTATGCATCAACATAAGAGCCGACCAATAAAGCCTCGGTGCTTGGTCTATGATATTCACCGCGTAATTCCGCAAGGGTTCGTGCCTCGCAATCTAAAAAAGATTTAAATTGTGAGGCACTCATATAACCTTGGTTGCTTTCCGGTGAGTAATAATTCTCACTCGTTAGCATTCTGTTCCCCCTCGGCTTCTGCAAACGGGTCTGGAGCGTTCACCGCCTTTTGGCTGATTTCTTCTGCTTCGCCCTCAACATGACAGCCCATCAAGACATCTGGGCAATATACACGGGCAAAAAACGCCCCTGCACGATATGCCAGCATCTGTTCCGGCATGCTTTTCCACTTTGAATTGCTCAACCAGCCCTCGGCGATTGCCATAGCGATGGTGACCTCAGCACCAGCAAGCTCGGTATCTCCATCCTTTGCCGTAATGTAACAGCCGCGTTTGTTTGTCCCACGCTCACCGGTATAATTTACCCTGACATCTGTAAACCGCTGCCGGATAAAGCACAGGCACGCTTGTCCGCTCCATGACGGTTTACCCTTTACAACATACAATTGTTGCATGACCATCAACGGGGGCACGCCCATCCGCTGAGCCATATCCACAGCAATTGCACAATCTGCCGGCTTGCCAACATAAGCGGTTGGCACAAGACCACTCGCCGCAAACACCTTACCGATTTTTAACGCATCCGCAAAATCCGCCATAACCGGGGTGCTGATTTCCTTTTTCGGCGTTGCGATTGCTAACTGGTTGCTTTCGTTTTCCATTTTTTAACCTCCCATTATAAAGAACTCAACAAAGTACTAACTTTAATAGTAAATGTCATGCTATCAATTACTTTGTTAAAGCATTCCTCGCACATCCAAGAATTATCTAAACCGCTGCTTCTTTGGAAGCGTATTAGTTTTTCATTGCCTGATACTTCCTCGCCGCAGGTATCGCAGTAGTAGTGTAAAACACGTTTTGCACCGCAGTTTCTGCATTGCTCGCAACAACTGCAATCGTTTTCAATCTTTACCACTTGTGACCACATCGCTTTCCAAAAAATCCAGCTGGCTGAGGTTTAGTTCTGGTTCTTCCTCCGCGGCTTGCTTTGCAAGTGCCTGCAGATCCGCATCCACAAAGTCATGTGCTTCTGCATCCAACTCGCCAAGGATACGGTACAGCGGCTGCATTATGTTAAAATGGTCAGCCTCTTGCACCGGGTTTAGTGTGGTGCTATCTGCGTGCATCGCCTCAACGCACATGATAGCAACTTGGATTGCATGCTGTCTTAAAAAGACTTCTTCTCTTTTCATGTTGACATTCCTTTCCGTTTGTGATAAAATAAAGATGTTTTTCATTCTCCCTCGTCACTGGTTGCCGCCGGTGCGAGGGTCTTTTTTTGCCCGTTCTTGCATCAGTTCCACGCTTAAGATGTTAATCTTTTGCTTTAGCAATCCGCTCTCCCGGTTCGCCAACCGCCGCAACGTCCGGCACGCTTTCGCCGTTTCGGTTAGTTCGTGCACCTCCGTTGTTTCCTTGATAGCGTTTTCCATTTTGCGTTTTTGGCGGCTTCTTTTGTTTGCTTGCTTCTTTTGTTCTGCTGCACACTCCGGACAATATTTGACGGCGTTAAACCGTCCAAGCGTATCATAGCTGGTGTCAGCAATCTCAATGCCGCAGAATAGACAATGCTTGACCATTTTTCTCACCCCCTCCCCCGACGGGAGGAAAAGCCGGCTTTTCCTACTGCTTTTCCTACCGCTTTTCCTCGACATTTCAAGAAAAATCAAATTTCCGGCGGTGGGGGAGTGTTGCTGCATCGCTCTGCACAAACATCCAGCAATCGGCGTGCAAAGTCGTTGACAATCTCCGGCGGAATGTCGGTCAGCGTGGTATGTACTCGCCGCCCTCTGTTGTCAAAATGAGTAATCTCAATCGGCATACTCTCGCCCGTCTGGATAGCTACAACACTATCATTTATCAACTGATTGCATTGCTCGTACTGCTGGAGATTGCTCTCCATGCGGTCTGTCTGTTCCCGTGCCGCCTGATAATCAAACCCAGCCGGTACGGGCTTTAATGTCCGTCCGGAATCCGCCGCTTGCTCGTCGAGCGTGCGGTTATGCCGCTGCCAAACAGCCCAGCAGATAACGGCGGCGATACCGCCAAGAATCATTGCTTGCATGATTGCTCCCCCTTTTCCCGTTTTTTTACGCTTGCCTTCCGGAAATACTCCCTGCATTTTTCGCACATCATAAAACTTTCGTTTTCGCGAATACTGCCACAATGTGTACAAAACCCAGCCGCTCGCCATGTATCACGCTTGGTTTTTTCACGCAAAGAATTTTTTTGTATCTCTTGCTTTTTGCGTTCCGGCGATAGGTTTTCATACCATCTTTGCTTGCTTTCCCTATTGCTTTCTTTGCATTCCGGGCAAAGCACCCCAATCCCTTTTGTACTTCTTTTTCCGCAAAACGGGCATGTGTTATGACTTTTGCACAAGTAATAATAGGCTTTGGAGTATTCCCGTTTCTCCTGTTTCCGTTCTTCCGGTGTCATTCCGTCCCCCTCCCTGCAATGTCTAAAAGTGCCTGAGCCTTTTCGATGGAATCCGCACGTTCTTCAAGCATTCCGCGGTTTTCCATTAGACTCATCATTCCGACAAACAACGCAAGCGACATATCTGCCGCTTGCACTGGGTCTGCGTTTTGTAGTCCGTTGATACACCAATTATAACCGTCGTACTCAATGGTTACTTTCCACATCTTTTACCATTCCTCTCCGTCCGGATTATCTTTTTTCTCCTGTCGCATCCGCCGATAGACGGCTCGCAAACAAGGAAAAGATATCCGCCGACATACGGCTTGCAAGTAAAGCAAAAATTAGGTTTATGGTAGCTTCGAGCACCGCTTTTTCGCTTGGCGTAAAATTTTGATACACCTGCGTAAACTGCTGCCGTTCTGCGATTTCCTTTTTTGTTTCCATAAAACAACATCCTTTCTGTTTTGATTTACCCTCACGGGCTTGGATGCCGCTGATACGCTCAACGGCTCAGAAGCGTGTTGCAATCGCTATCTGCAACGGGAAGCACGATTTATCCAGTCGTGGAAACATGCAAGCCACTATTGCAAGGTTTTAAAGTCAGCCGACACCGTTGCTTTTACATCTACGGTCTACAGATTGCTGACAGGCTTGGGTCGGGATACGCTCCCGACGGGCGTTTGTTAGTATCAGGCAAAGAATGAGGTGTTTGCCAATGGTTACGATGCTGCCACATCGTCCCCGTGTTGCCGGTAGGTCAGCATGGTTTTATACCATTTCCGCTCTAAGTATCGGGCACATTGAATAATTGCCTTCCGGAAGCACCGTTTCGACGTTGCAATACTCCGAAAATTTCTTGCTGATTCTGCATCTTTTAACTTCGCCGTGCTTGTCCTTTAGTGTTACTGTGCAAGCCGTTCTTGCTACGACCTCATACGACCAAACGCAATCATTATTGCAAATGCTCCGTGTGCTATAGGTTTTTCCAACTTCAAATACTTTCATTTCTGTTACCTCGTCTTTCTGCCCCTGTGGAGCGTTTTTTTATCCTCTGTAAATTTCTTCGTAGCTATCAATCACGATAGTGCTTTCCGTTCCGGAAAGTCTAACCTGTACCTGTACATCCTCGTCATCATCTTCATATCCAACAACGATGTATTCGCTATTTGCTTCCAAAACATCAAATCCTGCTTCTGTAAATGCTTCTTCGAGTTCTGCAAGTTCTGCAAACCAGCTTGCTGCCTCAACCTGTGCCATCATTTCTTCAAAATCGTTTCTCATAATAGTTTCCTCATTCTTTTTTTATTCAGTCGGTTTTAAGTTTTCTCCTGCGGTTTACTTCCCGTTTAAGTTTTCTGCTGTCCTCAACTGTGGTTTTAGTATAACACATTCGTGATATTATGTCAAGCGTTTTTCTTATGTTCGTGATATATTTTTCTACTTTTGTAGGATTGCACAAAAAAATAGATTCACATTTGTGTGAATTGTATACGCTGCTTTTATTGACAATCACACGAACGTATGATATAATAATGATGAAAAGAGGTGATAAAATTGGAAACAAAAGATGTTTTGAAAGCTTTAAGAAAATCGAACGGCTTTACAACTATGCAGGATTTTTGCAAAGCATCTGGCATTAGTTTTAGTACTTATCAAAACTATGAAACTGGTAAAAGAATACCAACTGCGGATATGTTAATCAAACTCGCCGACTTTTACGGTGTGACCACGGACTACTTACTCGGCAGAGAACCAGCACCTGATCCGTTTGCAGACCTGAACCTCAACAAGGAATCAGAAGAGGATGTCATTGACAAGTACATGAGCCTGCCGCCAAATATCCGTGCTTGCCTGATGGATGTCTTGCTGCAGCTTGCTGACGCAGCAAAGCAGCGGCAAAACACGCAGCCGGACGGCACGCAGGGCAGTAAATTGTCCATCTCAACGACGCTTGGAACGATTGAGGACGAAATTGAGAAGATGGCTATGTCAAAAGGCGGAGCATAATGCTTACAAAAGCCTTGAAAAAATGAATGCGTCCGGACACTAAAAAATCAACTGAAACAAAAAAAGCCGTAAGTTTCTTGCGGCTCTTTTTGTTGTCAAATTACACAAAACGTATTCGCACTTTTGTGCAACTATACAAAATGTACAGATGCCATTGACATTATACGCATTTTGTGCTATTATAAAGCACAGAGAGGAGGTGATATTATGGCATGGTTTAATGCTCTCAAATCACTAAGACGTGACACCGGTTACACCGCCATTGAAACAGCAAAAAAGCTGGGGCTGCCGTATACAACTTATGTCAGCTACGAGCAAGGCAAACGGGAACCAAGCATCAGCTGCCTGATTAAACTTGCAAACTACTTTGATGTGCCTCTGGATACATTGCTTGACCGCAACAATGAGGTAAGCGGCGACGACGACGAAGAACCATCATTTGTAGAAATGTATGGTCGGATGTCGGCGGAAAAAAAACGCAAAATTGACAAATCGTTAAAAAGCCTCATGGAAATGTTTGATGGGCTAAAAGACGACAACGACGACGAAGAAGAAAACTAAGTAAAACAACAACCAAAAACTGCCTGCGAGAACAAAAAAAACGTTCTTGCAGGCAGTTTTTTTGTAAAAAGCCCCCCAGAGGTCGAAACCTCTGAGGGGTATTTTTATATTATATTATATGATGCAGGTTGGTACGTATCGTTTTCAAGCATTCTCAAAAAATAAACAAATCTGTTTTTTATAGGTCTATTTTCCGCCGCAACGTTAAGAGCGGCGTATTTTTCCCGGAGATAAAATTGTTTACCATACAACTCGCTTTTTGTTGTCCGGTCGTTTGGTATGTTTATCCGGACAAGCACACGGGCGATTTGCTCCATCTCGGCTTTGTTAAACTCATAATTGCACCCCTCAGCAAGCGTAGCAAGCCGTTCAGAGCCGTAAGTAATTGACCGGTCAATTTCCTCACGGTCATCAAAAAGAGGTTCTACGGGGCTGTCAATGGCGTTCTGTGGCGTTTTGAGTATAAATTGTATGCCGGATACTTTGCGACCACGCCGCAGGGCTACATAATCAAAATCAATGTCGGTTTTTTGGGATAACTCTTTTTGACATTTTTTAAGCACAAGGTCGTTAAACCGTTTATACTCACTGTATGTGTCCGCCGTGCAGCAAAGCATTTTTTTCAGGTCGTCAAGCGGTATCGTCCACGAACCACGGAAGCGGTTACTTTCCAGATACAAAAACAGTAAATAACTATACCTCGATGTCAAATTGACTACATTTTTTAGGCGGTATCTCAAATAGCCGATACTCTCAATATTAAAGATGTACTCCATTGCCTCTGGAGAGCATGCGAGTTTGATTGTCCAAAGTCCATCGTCCCCTCGCGTACACTCAGCACATGAAAAAAGGGCTATTTTAGTAAATTTGTTTGGCTTGTCTGGGTCTTGAATTGTAACAACCTTAAAAAGGTTGTCAATCCGGTCGGATAAATCCTTGTTTTTTATCTGCGTAACCCCCAGCAGCGACTCCAACTCGCCCTTGTCAAACGTCACGCTCCGCTCCTCTGGCTTATGGCTATCAATTTTTGACAGGTACGCATCCAGTATTTTAAACTCTGCGAGCGTCATTTTGGTTTCGGATAGCGATTGAAGAGGGTTTGACTTTTGTACTAAAAAATTGCAGTCGCCATAAATTTGCGGTAGTGTTGTCCTTTTTGGCATGATTATCACCTCATGCTTATTTTAACATAATGTCATATTATTGTCAACCCCTATATGACCAACGATGGAAAAGTCTATGTCCTTTGGCGGAAAAGTCTATGACCTTTGGCGGAAAAGTCTATGTCCTTTGGCGGAAAAGTCTATGACCTTAAACATCAAACCACCCCGAAAATCCGGACCTTTTCACACCCTGTAATCAAGTATATAATCAAGTTTATAATCAGGTTATTAATCATGATGATTGATTGATTGATGTGCACAAAAAAACAAAAAATTTACAATTTTGCATCCAATGACGCAACATGCTTTAAAATCTGCTGCAATGTGGATTCTTCGGTGTCTGGTTTTGATGTTGGCTTTTCGGGAGTGGTTGTTGCATTTTTTGCAAATCCATTCAGCCCGGCTTGTTTGATAATCGCCGGGTAATTTTTATACGCATAATCCAGATCTACATCGCTGGAAATTCCCGGAATGCATCCCGTCCAGCTATACTGCCACAAACCGTAAGCCCCTGCATAATCGGTTTTTGATACTCCGACATGAGATAAAAAAACATCGTATCGAGATTTCGTGTCACTGTCAAAATACTGTTCCAGAGCGGATTTAAACGTATAAATAGCGGTGTAATAGCCCGTTTTTTCCAACGCACCGCAGAAAGCAGCACACAATGTATCGGCTTGCTGAAAGCAGCGTGTTTCCTCGATGTCGAAAGCAACTGGATATTCAAATTGCTTTCCCTGAATCGTTTGCAGGCAAACTTTCGCTTCCTGTTCTGCTTCGGCGGCAGTAGTGGCGTAGCTGTACCAGTAAACGCCAACTGGAATCCCCAGCCGCTTGCAGGCGGCATAGTTTCGCTCGAATTGGTCGTCTATTTGACTGTATTCTTTCCCGTATCCTGCCCGTAAAATCGCAAAGTCAACCTGTCCGGATGCTTTTACTGCATCCCAGTCAATCACGCCTTGTGCATAGGATACATCAATGCCACGCTTTTGCACTGTTTTTGCCACGTTTTTGCTGATACCAAAATAGCTATAAAAATCATCTGTGACTGTACTGTTGCCTTTTGTTTCATCGCCATACCATCTGCCGGATGCTCGCACGTCCAAATGCGTATATTGATAGCTGCTTGTAATGTTGGCGATACCAGTAAAGCCCAAATCCTGAGCCTTACAGCATACCGTCTTGCTGCTGATTGGCTGCCCGTCCTGCCCGTAGCAGCAGACATCCGCAGCCGTACCTTTGGTATGCTGACCGCTGCTCGTACCGCCAACCGCCTTGTCATGCTCTGGGCAGCGATAACCGCTTGTCACAATGATTTTACTACAATTAAGGGCAGTATAAAGTTGCTCTAACTTGTCTATTAGACCACTGTCTATCAAAATATCGTGCGATTTACCGCACTGGCATTTAAACTCTTGCACGTTAAAATGTGCTGACAGTTGGGTTTTGTCGTCAAATTGATACGTTGACATAATTGACACACTCCTTTTTTTGTTCGAGATTGGTTAAAATACACATATTGCGTATATTGCTTTTGTGCACTCCTACAAATTGAGTAAATCAGCAATCAAAATGATAAAAAAGCATTGACAAATGTACCAAAATGGTGTATACTGTAATCACAGTTAAGGACGAGATAAAGTCCAAACAACATAGACCGCCCCACAGAGGGCAGAAAGAACGAGGAACGCAAATGAGAGAAATCACAACGGTCGAAGAATTGATGAAAGAAATCGAACACGGTAATTACAATTACTATGGACTGAGAAAAGCAACCGACCACGACATAGAATTGATAAATGCAGGTCGCACTTATCTTGATGTATCATATGATGCATTTGACAACGAAACATCTTTTGACAGCCCGTTGAACGGAACTTGTGCAATCGCCGTTTATGATTCCATGAACAAAAGTGAATTAAGGAAACGCTATGAACAGGTTGATAATGTTTATTTCGGGGACACCATTCTTTTGATTGCAGACGATGACTGCGAATATGGAAACGATGATAATGAAGTGATTCTTGGCAGTAACGGATGTGGAGCCGATGTTGTGGCAGTTGTGAGAATGTAACACCTAATGCACCGTTTTAACGCTTGGGCGAGTGTTAAAACGAGCATTGAGCGAGCGTTAAATTCGCTGACCTATCGGCAACACGGGGAGAAAGTGAGAATCAATATGAAAAAACCGAAAAACTACTTTGCAAAGAATGGATTTATCTACGGCGACAGCTACAAGTACAGCTTTGGCGGATGGGAACATAGAGTACAGAAGTTTGATTCCTGCGAGGAAGCAGAAAAGTGGTTGTATACAGAGGAATACGATTTCCGCACACGGGAATTGATTTCCAAAACCGAAGCCAGAAAGTACGGTTGTAACGAATAATCATTGTAATAAAAATCGGCACGCCGAAACGGGGAGAAATCCCCGTAAAGCGTGCACAATCTGTTATAAAAAGGAAGAATATTGATGAAAAAAATTGAATTTGATATGTTTGCACGCCTTTACGATGAAGCTAAAATCTACAATAACCTTGATATGTATATCATGGAACGAGGTTGGCAAGAATGGATGAACGACTTAGAGCCTGGCACTGTTGCGGAAGTCCTAAAATACATCTACAGCATTGCAAAAGACGGATTTCCGAAGCTTTTAATTCATTATGAAACGCTCCGGAAAGTGTCTAATAGGTTTGGAATACCATATAGCACCTTACAGCGTTGGAAATCCGGAATAACAGATGTCCCAGAATACACTTTGCTTATGATGGCGTATATCACAATTATTGAGTAACAATTTTGTGCAAATTTACAAAACCGTTTGGCAGCTTAACCGCTGTTGGACGGTTTTCATTTTGATAATTCTTTGATAATTTCTTTTTCTCGGTCGCTGAGTTCAAAATGTTCTGCACGTTCTCGTTCTGCACGTTCTCGTTCTGCATGTTCTTTTTCCGCGGCACACTGCTCGGAAATTAAAAATCCACCGCCAAATATCGTCTTTTTCTTTTCTTTTTGGGTATCAAGCTGCGAGACAAAGAAAGATTCTGATTTTGGCACTTTAAACTCAATCCCATATTTTGAGTAAGCGTTAATCCGTGCGGCTTGTACAACATAATTTGGGTATGTGTATTTTGGCAACTGTTTTTTAGTCTCTTTCAGTATCGTTTCGGTCGCTTTTCTTACAACCTGATACAATCCCGGAGCGGTTCTGATTCGCAGATTCTGCGGCTCTAAATTGGTCAAAAATGACGTTTTTACATTAGCACCGTTGTCATAAATGATGTTTGCATCCACAACCAACGCTGTACAATCTCTGTCTCTTATGCAATTAAACAAGGTTAAATTTGGAGCAAATAAGAAAAACGGAACATTTTTTGAAATGTAAAAATCTACAATTTTTGACAATATGCTAAATGGTGGATTGTCTACAACTATCGCAGTTTTGTCGTAGTCATAGTTTTCATAATCGCCGCCCGGATAAAAAGGGCGAACGAAATTGTCCCGATTAACCCCGTATTCACTTGCAACCCACTCTGCAACAGCATCGTAAACGACAGGCGGCGTATAGCAATCGTCTGTTGTTTTTTTCGGCTTAAATTTTTCTACAAATTCTTCGTATGTTTTGCTTTTCATTTCTTTTCCTCTTTTTTTTGCAGCAAATCAATTGCTTTTCGGAGTGGTTCTGGGAACTGCACACCCATCAATCCCACGTTTTCGACCATTGAAATCAATTCGTTTGCCATGAATGCGATACAAACACCATCTCTTACATAGGACGTATGCAGGACAGCATCCACCTGCACGGCAACCACAACAAGTGCAAGCGTTGCAACCTTACGGCACAAACCTTTCCAGCCAACTTTAGATTGCAAGCCACCTGATTCTGTTTTTGGGGATTTTTTAAAAATCCCTGCACAAGCCAACCCCATCAGGTAATCAATCGCCATGAAGATCAGCAAGGCTCTGATTGCTGCATCCCAGCCGCCAAACAGCCCGGCGATCAGACCGCCGACCGTTCCGGCTGCTGCACAAATCCATTCTTTCATTCAGCCGCTCCCTCCTCACTATCACCGTCGATGCTGACGTCCGGCTCTTCTTCTGTTTCTTCCGTCGGCGGTTCTCCATCTGGCGTAATCGTAACAGGGACATCTTCCAAATCTTTTCCGCCGTCTAAAAACTCCTGCAACGACATCAAAATACTGTCGTTTTCTCCGAGTTGCATGCTGGGCTGATAATCCACATATTTTATGTACATAAGCTTAACTCTCCTTTGTAAGACCAGATACTGTCCAACCGTTTGTAACCAATGTTGCAACAGCATTATCGGATGCAGCTGTCCGTTTCATTCCGGCTGCTGTAAACTTGCCTGATTTGACACCGCTTGCTGCAAAATTTATCAAATTTGCGTCCATGTCTGCTGCTGTGATGGATGTTTTGGATACTGTAAATGTTTTTGGGTATTTTGTCCCAGAGTAAACGCCTGTAATATTTGAGCAGTAGCCTAAGTTCAGCACGCTTGTAATCTTACCGCCTAAATCAGATAAATCTCCTGTAATGTTCGGGCAGCCTTTTAAACTTAACCAATTTGTAATCTTACCGCTTAAATCGGATAAATCTCCTGTGATGTTTTTGCAGTTGTCTAAACTTAACCAATTTGTAATCTTACCACCTAAATCAGACAAATCTCCTGTAATGTTTGGGCAGCCACTTAAGTTCAGTGAGCTTGTAATCTTACCACCTAAATCAGACAAATCTCCTGTGATGTTTGTGCAGCCTTCTAAACTGAGCACGTTTGCAATCTTACCGCCTAAGTCTGATAAATCCATCTTGTTTGTAGTATCATTTTTGATTGATAAGGATGTAATACTGTCAAAACCCATGCAAATCAGCCCGTTATCTGACTTTACATCAAACGTGCAGCTACTTCCTTGTACTTGCTGCCCACCATACTGCCACGTGATGTTTGTACCAGCTGCGGTTGCAGTAAATGTACCTTTTCCATGCCGGAATTGGATGCTGCCCGGCTGTGGCAGGACTTGCTGACCATCTACAAAGACCATCCCATTTGAGCCGCTTGTGTAGGGGAAACTTGTTCCTGTTGCATTGTTGATATAGACAACGCTGCCGCCGCCGGAGCGAACGCCCTTTGCAGTTCCATCGGTGCAGGTATAAATTTTCGCATCGCTCAGCCCTGTCACATAGACTGCATACTGCGTTGCCCCCTGAAAGGTCGTATTGACGAGGTTTGCATTTGACATTTCTGTAAGACTGACCGCATTTTTTCCACTTGTAATTACACTGCAATCCACCATACGAATCGCAGCCCGATACTGTAACGTGATGGTGTCTGCAGTTGCGTTTGCAGTTGTGCTGTCCGTACTGTCAATGGTGACTCGCCGCATCAGCAAGAAGCTGTTTTCGCAGACGAGGTTGCCCTGTAGAATTGTGGTAGCAGCAGTGTCACCGTAGATTCGGACATCTCGACCAAGCAGGGTTAATGTTTTGTCCGGAACGGTATAGGTTCCAGCCGCCAGATAAATCATGGCTTTTCCTGCGTACTGCACACGCTGTAGGGCGTTGTCAAGTGTTTGCAGTGCGTTTGCCTGTGTGCTGCCATCTTGCGTGTCAGAGCCGTTGGCAGCGTCTACATAAACTGTTTTTGCACTGCAAGTATCGTCAAATCTGCTTTGCAACTCATTTATGTTATAATAAACGTCTGATACATCTACGCCATCGGTAGCGTTGTTCACATAAATTTTACCGTTCCAGTCAATCGCAAAGGCGTTTGAACGTGCTGTATCGCTTGTGCCGTTACCAATAATAAAAGCATATTTAGAATCAGAATCTTCTACATTATATTTTCCTTGGACATGTTGATAATCTCCAGCTGCAATAGTAGCAGCCCCCTCTGCATGAGAGCTGTTTCCATATACTTTAGTACCATTGCCCTCCGCATGAGAATAATAACCAGCTGCAATAGTGCCACAGCCTTCCGAATGGGCTGTCCAACCAGATGCTTTAGTTGCATTGCCTTCCGCATGAGAATCCGAACCGGATGCAGTAGTTCCTAAACCTTCCGAGTGTGAATTAGACCCTGTTGCCGCTGTGCCTCTGTTAAAAATTTCGCCGCCTTCTGCGGTTTTCTCTCCAACACCGTTTTTGACGGTTGCTGTGGTCGTGCCGTTTTTGTCGGTGATTGTGATTGTTGCCCCGGTATCTGTTTCAGTGACGGTTGCTGTTGGGGAGTAACCGTCTACACCATCCTTGCCGTCAACCCCGTTTGTCCCGTCTTTGCCGTTTACGCCGTCCTTGCCGGGTGTTCCAGCGTCGCCTTTTTCACCTTTTTCGCCACGTTCTCCCTTTGCTCCGGGTGCTCCAGGCTCGCCCTGGTCACCTTTTTCTCCGGGGTCGCCTTTTGCCCCAGCCGCTCCCGGCTCGCCGGTGTCTCCCTTTTGTCCTTTTAAAGATTCCAGCCAGTCCGTTTCCGTTCCGTCATATCCATTTTGCACAGCGATTTCGTAGGCGGATTTCCCGTTTTCGCCATCCTTTCCGTCTTTGCCATCGTGCAAAGATGCGATTTTTCCATCTATTTTTTCCAGAAGCTGAGCGTACAAGTCCGGCGTTGGCGGAATCGGAACGCTTCCGGAATCGGAAAAACCGGAACGGCACACCCGAAACTCCAGCGTCGCTGTTGTCGCCCGTACCTCGTCATGATAGCCAAAAATGCTTATAGACGTTTGTCCATTTGTAATTTCCGACGGAAGCGTACATTGTGCAACATTTCCTTTTCCGATGTGCACATTATAGACGTTTTCGCCTTGCTTAAATTGTGCAACTTTATCAATCTGTTCCCATTCCGGAGTAAACAAAAACAGTAGATTTACAAACGCAACTTGTTCATCCGCAACGACTTCTCGGCGTTCTAAATCAATTTTTTGTCCAGTAATCCTAAATACAAGCATTATGTTTCTTCCTCCCAGTCCATATTTTTGGAATTCCAAACAAACGCACCATCAATACAATTGATTCGCTGTAAATAGCCATTGTGGTAGTTGACTTTTGCATCCGAGGTCATCCAGTTAGTGGGTTTTGTAATGGCGTTCCACTGTTCTTTTGTGCCTTCATAAGTGATGACTTTTAGGCTCTCGCAGTACGTCAGCATATTAGAGCCGAATGTCTTGCAATTTGTAGAAATCGTAAGAGATTCTAACGCCGTGCACTGTACAAACATAAAAGAACCCAGCACACTACTTTCCGCACGAACGGTTTTTAATTTTGTACATTTAGAAAGAAAGTAATCCTCAATTACAGATACACGAGCGGGAATGATGAGTTCTGTAATATTCGTTTGTCGCAGAGCATTTCCGCCAAGCTTTTGCATCCCAGATGGGAGCGTCAGCTCTGTTAATCCTCCGCAAGATTGGTATTCGCCGGAGCCTTGTGCAAAGGTGCGGTATCCCAATTCTGTTAAGGTTGTTGGAAGTGAAATCGTCTGCATATTCTGGCAGCGGTAAAAAAGGGCATTTCCCAATTTCGTAATACCTTCTTGCACAACCACAGATTTGATTTCCGGCATGTCATAAAATACAGATTTTGGCGTGCTTTCATCGCTATAGTCGTAGGTTGTACCAGAGCCTTGCAGCAAAACATGACCGTCTGCATAGCGGATATAATAGACATCTTCGCCGCATTGTCCAGCGGCAACCACATCAGAAGTAAAGGCTTTTAGCTTTTCTTCCAGTTCGGCAATCTTGCTATCCTGTGCATCTTCCCGTGCTTTTAATGCATCCATGTCTGCTTTTAGCTGTGTCATTTTTACCAGCATCTCTGTGACTTTGCACTTGCCAAGGATGCAGCGGCAATAACCGCACAACTCCTCATCGTCCCGGCAGTCTGTAATGTTGGATGCGGTAATTCCACTTGAACCGCCATTGACTCGCACCTGACAGAGGGTCAATGTCGTTTTGGTGTCGTTGTTGCTAAAGGACGGGATAAACGGGGCAACGGCTGGCGTACCTGCAAGCACCTCGATTTGCACGCTCCGCACAGATTCTTGTGTGTCGCAGGAAATCCCGACAGTGACATACCGAGGCAGGGAACTATCTGCATACTGCGACAAGTCTAAGATATAACCGTTGTCGTTTTGGAAATAATGTCCCTGAATCCAAGCTTTGCCGCTGCCAATCCGAAGCTGAAAACCACCTGCTGGTGTGATTGAAAAACACTCGCCATAAGTGTCCTGAATCCCGTCACAAATGATACTGGATAGATAACTGGTAAAATGTTCCGCTGTATAAACACGGTCTAAGTTTTTTGCGTTGAAAAAACCGTATGTAAAAGCCATACTCATCCCTCCTGAAAAGTAGGTGTCAAACTTCTGCCGTTTTGGTCAAAACTCTCTATCATGCCGATTAGGCGGATACGATTTTGTGACAAACCAAAACGGGTTTGCTGTACCGTCACCCAGTCGCCGACCTGATAATCCTGCGGATACTGCTCCTGCGGTGCGGTTGCAGTGATACTGGATTCGCTGATTTCTTCCACTGAGGACAAGTTTTCCCGTCCCCGTTCCTCCAGCATTTTCAAGTATTCATTTTCTGGAATGGTGACGGATTCTCCTGCATCGTTCTGCGTTTCTTCCGATAAATCCCGTGCATCTACATACACCTCATATCGTTCCCAGCGTGTCGGTTCTGGGTCGAGGGTGCAAAATACACGTTTACGAGCCTCGCCCTCACCAGCCCCTAATGTGTAAGCTGCATTTTGCTGTGCGGCTGCATTTTTGAGATAGTCAAAGGTTAGCAGATTATGAAACGCATCCGAAAAAATCACATGCGGATAGGTGTTTTGTAAAATGCTACGGTCAACGCCCTCCGACAGCGTAAACACCATTTGATAGGTGCGGCTGTTTGGTTTTGTTTCAACGAGTGAGATGTTTGCCGTTCCGCCGACCAGTTCACAGATTTTGTAAATCCACTCCATCAGGTTTGCATAGCTGATTTGCAAGTGGGTTTCTTGCTTCCAGCAGTCGCCAGTGATTTCGCCCAGTTGCAAACCGGGTAAAAAACGCTCGTTTTGTTGCAAGCAATTTTTTCGGATTGCGGTGTGTACAATCTCTCCATAGCTGGTCTGCTCTTTGATTACCATCGTTGGATAGATAATGCGACGAGATAACAAAATCATGAGAAAATGACCGCTTACGGTCAGATAATCGCCGTTTTCCGCATCCGTCTGAATCCGGACAGACTCAATCAAGCCATAGTGTTCTGTGTCGTCTTTTCTGCCGACTAAGCGACCCGTTTGAAAGACGGCAACGGTTTCCGGCGTGGCAGCAATATACAATTCAAACTGCCCACACTGGAAATATTCGATGTCCCAAAGGAAACTTGAAAACGCATCGCAGACCGCCTCTAAAGTGATGGATACCGCATTTTCTGCAGCAGTCATTTGATAAATTTCTATCAGCATGGTTATACTCCTAAGTATGCATCTGTGTGCTGAATGGTTGCGGTGATGTATTTTGACGCACTCAACCGATACCGATTTAAACCCTTACGGAGTGTAAACCAAGTTGACCCAGAGGTCATGCAGTTGATGATGTTGGTTGTTACACCATCTCGCACCAGCGTAACGGACTTTTGCCCTTGCTTGGTATTGATAATGATTTTGTCGCCAGGTAAAATGTCCAATCGCAGCTGGAAATAGGTTGATGTGTCGTCGTCATACAATGTAACTGTTGTTATAACAGGATTTGGGACATCCTCTCCGGAGGCTGCTTCTAAGGTGATTAAAATGCCGACCTCTTCACCGGAATTGAAGATGGACAAGGTTTTATCTGTACTGTAAACGCCCAACGGAAACGGCTCATCGCTCTCTGGAAAGGGGAAGTGAAATGCTCCAAATACGGATTGACTGTATGCATAGATGGGCTGCGTACTGTACCAGTATGGGTCTGGGCAAATAATACTGATTTGTCCGTTGACCAACTCGCCGAAATTCGTCACGGTGCAGCTTTCGACATACCCCTCTGTGTAAACATCAATCCCAACTGTGCGATAATATACCTTGAGATATTGAGCGGTTTTCACAACCCGATAGAGGGCGTGGCGGTTTAATTCGATGTTGCTGCCGTAGCCTCGCATCTCAAAAGATAGCACTAAATTCCGCTTTTCGATAAAAGCGTTGTTTAGGTAGCTGCCATTCATTCCGGCATATGGTGTTGTACTAATCGTTCCAGCCGGCGGATACAATCCGTCAATTTTCGAAATCATATATTGATTGGCGGTCTTGGTCATGTCAATGCGGTCGCCAGCTGCATTTTCAAGTATTAGCGTAAATCGCATAGCACACCTCACACATTGATTGCGTTTCTCGTTTGCCGGTAGATTTCCAGTCGAGTGAGAGCCTTTGGACTGTTGTTGGTCTGGTTGATGGTGCGGCTGTTGTCGTTGTTGATGACAGTCGTTGTTGCTCCAACAGAGCCTTGCTCGCTTTTTAAAGCATCCATCTGCAAATTTCCCTGCATGGAAACAGAAATCCCATCCGCAACCGCAGCGGCTGCTTGAGTTACAAGCTTTTTGCTTTTATTGATACCATTAGCCAATCCTTGCATAAAGTCAGGCATCCAGCTTTCGTAGTCTGTCAACGGTCCTTTATCCGGGACTGAGAAGTGCAGGAAATCTCGAATGGTATCGGCAACATTGGTGACGCAGTCCGCCAGCCAACCAATTGCACTTTGAATCCCGTCAATAATGCCCCAGATAATATCGCTGCCCCAGTTCCAAGCGTCGGAAGCCAGTCCTCTAATCCAATCAATAGCACCGTTAAGCCCGTTTTCAATGGTTGTCCGGATGTCGCCGATTTTGTCAGAAATTCCGTCATGTATACCGTCCCAAATATCGGAAATCTTATTTTTAATCTGGCTCATAAGATTGGAGATGCTGTCATAAATGTTCTCCCATGCATTTGATACATTTGTTTTAATTCCATTTACAACAGACGCTATTTTATCTGATATGTTATCCCAGATTCCGGAAAAAGTGTTACGGATGTTTCCCATTATGGAAGAGATTGTGCCAGAAATAGAGTTCCAAATCCGCTCAATAATAGAACGGATTGCGTTGGATACTGTATCAATCTGCGACCGAATAGCCTCCCAAATGTTTGTAAACGTTGTTTGTAGAGCAGTTAAGAGTGGCTCTAAAAAATCTTTTATTCCGTTCCAAATGGTTTCGACAAGATTTTTTATAAACTCCAGCTTTTCTTGTACTTTATCGCTGATAGCCGTCCAGATTTCAGAAAAGAAGTCCCGAATACTTTCTAAAATCGGTGTGATAAAATCAACAATGCCATTCCAAATAGCACTAATTTTTTCGGAAATCCAGTCCATAACTCTTCCAACGACAATTTGAATCGCTTCAAAAATCGTTTCGAACAAATATCCGAAAGCGTTAATCAACGGCTCTAATGTTGTATAGATAGTTGTCCACACAGTTGTAATCACTGTATATATCGTATTAAATACAGTGTATACTACTGTATAAATTGCATTAAAAATTGTGCTAAAAAATGTATAAATACCCTGCCAGATTGTTGTTACAAACGTCTTGATAGAGGTAAAAACATTGGTTACTGTTGTCTGGATTGATGTCAGAATGTTTGTGAAAGTCGTAGAAATAGAAGTCCATATGTTGGAGAAGAATGTTTTGATGTTAGTCAGTGTATTGGAGAAGAACGTCTGAATATTTGTCCAAGTGTTTGTGAAAAACGCTTTTACAGATGTCCAGACAGTTTCCCAATCTGTACCAAACCAGCCTAAAAACGTATCCGCAACACCTTTTAAAGTGTCCAGAATTGTTTGTAATATAGATTTGATACCTTCCCAAATCGACGAAAAAATTTCTTTTACGCCTGTCCACGCCTGTTCCCAATCGCCGGAAAACACGCCTGTAAATACATCCATCAATCCTAAGATTGTTCCGGATACAGCTTCAAAAATTTCTGCAACAATTTCAAAAGCCCCTTCAAAAATGGGGGCTAACAGATTGCAAAAGCCTTCCCACGCTGCCTTTACAGCCTCGCCAAAATCATCAAAATCAAACCCAAGAGCATTGAGACGGTCGGTAATACCTTGTGTCAACTCGGTAAATGTGCCTTTGATTTGCTCCCAAATGCTGATAATTTTATTTCGGAAATCCTCGTTTGTTTGCCATAGATGTACAAACGCAGCCGCTAAAAGTGCAATCACTCCAACTGCGGCGGAAAATCCAGCAGTTGATACCTTTAAAGCACCCGTAACAGCAGAAAATCCATTTTTAATGCTGCCAAGGATTTTAGGTATTTTTGCAATCGCTTGCATAAGCGTTCCGACAACTGAAATTACTTTCCCAATTGCAATAAGCAACGGAGAAATAGCCGCAACCGCTAAAGCAATTTTTACAATTGTTTCTTTTACCTGCGGGTCTAATTGATTGAGTTTGTCAACAATTGTTTGCAACCGAGCAACAAGGCTGCGGATTGCTGGCATTAAAATGTCACTAAAACTGATTGCAAGTTCTTCCAGCTGGGATTTCAAAATAGTCAACTGTCCTGCAAGATTGTCCTGCATAGTAGCTGCCATTTTTTCGGTCGTGCCATTGTAGCCATCTACCGTATCGGAACAAGTATCTACTGCATTTGTCAGCTTCTCAAAGTCTGCTGGTGATGCGTTGATAATTGCCAACATCCCAGACATCGCTTCTCGACCGAAAAGCGAAGCGGCTGCTTGTGCTTGTTCCGCCTCTGTAAGTCCACCCAGTTTATCACGCATTTGCCCCATCAAATCACGGAGCGAATACATCTTGCCGGAACTATCTGTCAAGGAAATCCCGTATTTTTCCATTGCCGAGGATACTGTATCGGTTGGTTTAGCAAGGCTAACAATTGCACCTCGCAAAGCCGTGCCAGCCTGCGAGGATTTGATTCCGGCATTTGCCATTAGTCCGATGGCGATAGCGGAATCTTCAGCGGAATATCCCAAAGAGCCCAGCACTGGAGCGGCATATTTGAAAGTTTCGCCCATCATGCTGACGTTGGTATTGGCATTGGAACTTGCAGCCGCCAGAATATCCGCAAAGTGTCCGCTGTCGGCAGCAGTTAAGCCGAAAGCGGTCAGAGCGTCTGTTACAATATCCGAAGTTGTCGCCAAGTCCTCACCGGAAGCAGCAGCAAGGTTCATAATGCCCTCAATACCGTTAAGCATATCACTGGTTTTCCAGCCTGCCATAGCCATGTAACTCATCGCATCGGCAGCTTCACTTGCGGAGAACTTCGTTTTGCTACCCATCTCACGGGCTTTATCTCGGAGAGCATCTATTTCCGAACCTGTTGCCCCGGAAATGGATGCAACCTTGCTCATCGCAGAATCAAAATCCGCTCCCGTTTTTACGGCAAGTGTTCCGATAGCGGCAATTCCCGTTGAAACCGGGAGCAACTTTGTACCAACGCCGGAGATTTTATCGCCAACGTCCTGAAACTTTTTTCCGGTTTCGGACAGCTTAACCAACGCCGTTCTGGATTCACCTGCTTGTTGCTCCAGTTTCTTTAGGTTGTTTTCCGTTTGCTGGATTTCCCGTTGCAACGCATCATATTGTTCCGGGGAAATCGGATGTCCAAACTCATCATCTACCTGTTTTGCGGCTTCTTTTAAGTCTTTAAGTTTGGTTTCTGTTGATTTTATTTTACTTTGTAAAGCATCGTATTTCTCTTGAGAGATTTTTCCGTCAGCAAGTTGCTTTTCTGCATTCTCTGCTTGCTTTTTCAGTTTCTTTAATTCGGTTGTCGTGGATTCAATTTCACTTTGTATTGCATCATATTTAGTTTTCCACGCCCCGTAATTATCCGCTGTTTTGGCTGCGGCTTCGCTTGCCGCTTTGAGGGCTTGCAACTTGTCTTTTGTATCGGATACAGCAGCTTTTAACAACTTTTGCTTTTGAGTTAGCAACTCTGTGTTGGTAGGGTCAAGCTTTAGTAATCGCTCGACGTCTTTTAATTGACTTTGCGTATTACGGATATTTTTGTTGACACCCTCCAAAGATTTTACCAGATTAGTGGTGTCACCACCAATTTCGACGGTAATGCCTTTGATACGGCTCGCCATATTGCTTCCCCCTTTTTAAAATTTGTCAAAATCTGCTTGTGTTGCTTGATAACTATATGGATAGCCATCATTTTCTTTTTCTGTAAATAAATCATTTACAAGTCCAATAGTTAAAAAATCCAAGTCGCTTATTGATAAGCCAATCTGAACGCACCGCAGCAAAAAAAGCGGTGTGGTCATCGGGCGGTCAGTCGGGCGATGTTTTTTTTAGACTGGACTTGTGTTTGCAAGTTTGCGTTCCAAAGTTCCAACAACTCTGGCAAAATTTCATAAATCGAAAACATGGAGAACTGTTCCAACCATTCTTCCGCCGTTGCTGGTACGCCTTTAGGGTCTGCGTGCTTTGCCATCATGTACGCAACATTTTCAAAGGTTTCCAAAATTTCCGGATTTAATCCGGACGCTTCACTGCCCTTTTCTTTTTCCTCGTCAACCGATTTTTGCAAATCAGTAAAATCATGAAACAAATCACGCCGAAATTGCAAGCGATACAACCGGGGAATGGCTGCACTTGCTTTAAATGGTACGGCTATGCCGTCAATGATAATCGTTTTTGACATTCCCATTTTATCATCTCCTTAGCTTGCAAGTTCACTTGTGAAGTCGGGCATGTAAACAGAATCATACCAGCTGTTATAAACCGCTGCATCCGTTTTTTCGCAAGATTTGGATTTAACAAGATTGTTGTCCAATGCAGTCGCAGACAGTTTGAGGGTTTCTGTTTTGACTTCTTTTGTATCTTCTGTGGTTGCAGATTCCGTTGCAGGACGTGCAACAGAGCAACGATAAAAGATGTGACGGATTTTCTTCTTGTCGCCTTCAAATTCAAAGAACAGTGCAAATTCAGCAACTTCTGCATCGCTCTTTTCTACGAGCACGCCCTTTGCATCCAGCTTTTCGCCTAAAATTTCGGTTGCAAAATCGGTCGGAATCAACGCAACTTCCAAATCTCCCTCATAACCGGAGTTATTGTTACACAGGTAGTAAACGCAGTTATCTGCGTAAAATGGCTCTGTTTCGCCGTTTGCGTCAATGCTAAGACTGACAGCACCCGGCAGACGTACAGGTGCAGCGTATGTTGGCATACCTTCTTCATCGTATCCGGTAATTTTTGCCCAGTATACTTTGTTCAAACCAAATTTGACTTTGTTTTTAGTTTCATTTGCCATCGGTTAAACCTCCATTTCATAAAGTACTTCATAGAATTGTTCACTGTCAATCCATTGTTCTGATTTCTGATAAAAAATGTGATGTCGCCGTAAGACGGCTTCCACTTGCCGTTCGGTTTCTGGTTGTTTCCGGTCGGTATATAATTCAATATCCAGCTGCTTAGAACTAAAATACATCTCATTATCGGCAGAAAACGTTCGTTCTCCCGTGGAGAGAAAAACCAGAAACGGCGGTTGAGGGCATTCACCCTCTGCAAAATGATGATAGGCAAACGGCAGTTCCATTTCTTCCATCATTGCAGCGATTTGTTCGTAGGACATTTGACCGCAGGTCATTGCAACGCCTTTCTGATTTCTCGTTCCAGCATTTCAATGCTGTGCTGCTCTGCCGGTTGGATATGCTCATATTTTTTAGATCGCTTGCCGTTTCGCATGATGTGTCCCTTTTCCAGCAGATGTGCAATCTGATACCGGTCTTTCGAATGCACGGTAATATGCAGAGCGTTGCTGCGAACTTCCTGCTGGGAAGCTGTCCAGCTTTTTCGATACGCACCTGTTCTCTTCGGAGCAGTGGTTGCAATTTCATTTTTGGTTGCCGTAGCCGTTTTTTTGACTGCCTTTTTTACGCCGTCAGTCGCCAAGCGAACATATTCCTGTAATCCATGCATGACGGCAATCGCCAGTTCATCAATATCCACCATTTGTTTCGACATCGTTTTCTCCCGCCTTTCTCGCCGTTGCTGTCAATTTCAAGTAATCCTTGCGGATAAAATCCGGTGTTACGCTCGTGATGTCATAGACCACCCCCTGAAACAAAATCCGGTTCGCAGATGTGGACGGCATCCATTGCCGCTGCTGCCGGATATAAAAGTCCAGGGTCTGTACTTCTTTGGTCACGCCAGTGTCTGCATTCTCGACCGAAGATTTCAGCGTGACCCTTGCCCAGCAGGAGAACGCTTCTTCCCATTGGTTGCAGTGGTTGCCGATGGCATCGACTTTTACTCGCTGCTCTAATAGGGTAATCCGCTGGTTCAGCGTGCCGATTTCCATCAGACAACCCCCTCTCGCTGTGCAAACAGCAGCGACCGCAAACTCAGATTCAGCTTGGAAAAATCAGCGGTATTGCGGTTCTCGTAGAGATAGGAAACCGCATAGAGGATTGCTGTGCGTGCGGTGTCCTCGTGTTCGGAAAGCTGTGCTTCATCCATTCTGCCCACGCTCATGACCTGCTGTTTTGCCGTTGCTAAGAGGGAGAGCAACAACGGGTCTTCCTCCTCAAAGTCGATTCGCAGATACTGTTTGACTTCTTGTAACGTAACCATTAGCCGTTTTTGATGGTCAGCGTCTTAACGGCTTCAGAGAGAATCAACTTGCCGTCTACTCGCTGGGAGGCGAGGAAGCCAACCTGTCCGGTCATGGCAAACAGTTCGTTCAGCCGTTTGAACGAACGCCCCTGCCGGTCGCCAATCCAATAATAGCTAAAGTCACCGAACGCCATACATTTCGCTCCGGCTTTGGCAATCGGGGCATAGCTGGAAGTATAATACGGGCGGTTCAGAATCAAGTCCGGTGTACCAGCCTGTACCGACGGACTCCAGATATAATTTCCGGTGGTATCTTTCAGTTTCCGCAGAGCCTTTACTGTGGCATCGTTCAGCACCCAGACGCCTTTCTTCCGGTACGGAGATTTCACGGAGTAAAACAGTTCAAAGACATCGTCAAAGGTGATGTTTGCCGTGCTGGTCGTTGCTCCGTTTTCTGCACCGCCGGTTGCATTGAAAATTCCTGTCGGCTTGCCCTTGCCATCGCCCACAAGGAACGCCTCTTCTTCCTTTGCACCGATGCGGCGAGCAAATTCTTTTGTGATGTAGGCAGGCAAGTCAAAAGCGGCATCGTTCAGCAGTTCTTCGGAAATCTTGATGGCAGTGCCGACCTTGTACGCACTCAAGGAAGCCTGTCCAAAGGCATCATCCGAGAGGGTATAGGAGGCTTCTTCATCCATCCACGCTGCTTCTCCCTTGGAGGTGACAACCGGAATTTTGCGGTCGCCGGAGGCGGTCTGAATCACGGTTGCCAGTGTCCGGAAGAGGTTCTCTTCCTGCAAGCCTTCTACCAGCTGTCGTTCAAACTCATCTGGAACAAGATAGCCGCCCTCAGAATCCGTTCCAACCTGCAAATCGTTCCGGATGTCGGTGTAATTCCGGTTGCGGATGCTGTTCCAGAAAGCGGTTTTGTAGGCATCAGAAGCCGTTCCGGAAGTCTGCTTCGGCAGGTTTGGAGCGGTTGGGGTCTGTAAGATAGCCTGAGAAGTTGGGCGGTTCAACTCTGCATCCAGCTGTTCTTGCCGTTCCAGCCGCTGGATTTCCTTGCCGTAGGCAACAATCTGTTGTTCCATGGCGTCGTAGGTTTTGCTATCCTCTTCCGAAAGCAGACCGCTTGCGGTGCGTTTGGTGTCGAGGAAATCACGGGCGGTATCCCATGCTTTCGCTCTTTTTTCTCTCAGTTCCTGAATGGTCATGTTCATTCCTCCTTAATCTTTCAAAAGTGCCAGCCGCTTTTCCAGCTGGTCAATGGGAATCCCGATGGGAGCGACTGCGGAAAGTTTGTGCAACAAGGTGTTCTGGGTATGCTTTGCGGAATACTGCACGGGTTGTGGTTCGGTCTGCGTGGATGGAGCAGGGGAGTCCGCAAATAAAATCCCGTCCACCAGTCCCAGTTCCAAGGCTTTTTCGGCATTCATCCACGTTTCTTCGCTCATCAGCTGCGAGAGCGTTTCCCGGCTCTGGTGGGACTTCTGCACATAGGCGTTCAAGATGGATTCCTTGACTTCTTCGAGCATGGTGATGGTCTGTTCCATGTCTGTCTTATTGCCATAGGCGAGGGTCATCGGGTCGTGAATCATCAGCATTCCGGTCGGGGAAATCAAAGTTTCATCGCCTGCCATTGCCACAACGGATGCAGCAGAAGCAGCGATGCCGTCAATCTTCACGGTAATTTTGCCGTTGTGGTTTCGCAGCATGGTATAAATCTGACTGGCAGCAAATACACAGCCGCCGGGGCTGTTGATCCAGACGGTGACATCGCCCGGATGGGCTTCCAGTTCTGCCCGAAACTGAGCAGGTGTGACATCATCTTCCAGCCACGATTCTTCGGCAATCGCTCCGTTCAGGCGGAGTTCTGCCGGTTCGGCTTCGTTTTTGACCCAGTTCCAAAATCGGTTCATGGTGTTTTCCTTTCTGTTGTTTGATAGGCAGCCCCTGCATCTTTCAGCTTCGTAAAGCTGCCGTTGACCAGATACAAGTTTCCGCCTTCTGCTTCTGGGATTTGGTTCATGTCTTCCAGTTCCCGGATGTCGTTGGTGGACATCCAGCCATTTTGTCGGGCAGTCGCATAGCCCTGCATACGAGAGGCATAGTCGCCACGCAGCAAGCCCTCTACATTGAACTTGATGCAATACTTGCCCTTTTCGGAATCGCAGAGCAAGTCTTTCTGTAGTCCCTGTTCCCAACGGACAAGCCACGGGTCGAGGCTATACTTCACGAAATCCAGTGACAGATGTTCCACGTTACTGAATGTGGCGTGGTCGAGGTCGCCAATCATATGCAGCGGCACTCTGTACATCCGAGCGATTTCCTCCACCTGAAACTTTCGGGTTTCGAGAAACTGGGCTTCATTGTTGGGAATGGAAATGGACTGGTATTTCATGCCCTGTTCCAGCACGGCGATTTTGTGGCGGTTGCCGGAGCCGTAGGCTCTCCGCCAGGCATCCCGTACTTTCTCCGGGTCTTTGACGGTGTTCGGGTATTCCAGCACGCCGGAGGGAGTTGCTCCGTTCGCAAAGAATGAAGAACCGAAATCCTCGCAGGCAAGCGACAGCCCCAGCGAATTCTTCGCCAAGGCAATCGGAGAATAGCCAATCAGCCCATCAAATCCCAGTCCGGGGATGTGTAGCACGTTCTCTCTCGGCAGTACCAGCTCGCCGAGTTTCTTCAGGTTCGGGTTGGCATTTTCATAGCAGCTGTAGCGGTAAATCAAACGGTTTTTGTCATCCCGGTCAACGGTCATGCGGTCAGGGAGCAGGGGATACAACCCCACGACTTCGCCCCGTCCATTCCGGATGATTTGGGCGTAAGCGTTGCCATAAATCAGCAGATGAGACATCAGCGTTTCCCGAAACACAAAGCTGGTCATTTCCGGGTTCGGCTGGTCGTGGAGTAAAAAATAGAGCGGATGGTTGGGTACTCGCTCTTTTCCGGTGTTGGTGGATTGATAGACGTGTAGGGGCAGCTGGGCAACGGTTTCCGACAAGACCCGAATACACGCATAGACTGCCGTCAGCTGGAGGGCTTTCCAGTCGTCCACCTGCCGCCCACTGCTGGAGCGTCCGAAGTGGAACGAATAGGAGCGGCTGTTGTATTGGTCTTTGGGCTGCGGCTTGTCCCGACTGCGGAACGGATTTTTAAACGGCATAATCGCTCTCCTTTTTGGTTTGGGTAAATGACACAATGGTTTCCGGATACACAAGCCTGTATTTCTGTACATTTAGCGACTTGCAATTATTCGAGAAAAGAGGTAATATAACAGTACCGCAAGGGAAACCAAGCAAAAACAAAAAACGGAGGATGAAAAAAATGGAACGCATAAAAAGAGTGGTTATCACATGGGAAGACGAAAACTGGGAATACGAACTGGAGTTGACCGGAACAGAGGCAGAACACTTCACCGAATCGGAGGTGGCTGCCTACGCTGCTCAGGATGCCGCCGAAAACGAAACGACCATGAAACGGCTGCTGGACATCGACATCGAAACCGAGGAGCTGGACGACCGGGAGGCAGCCATGGAGGAGGCTGCCTACTGGAACGAATTTTTCTGGGAATGCGAGAGCGGTCGATAAACCGCTCGCAAACCTTTCATTCTGCACCGAGAGCCGAAAGGCTCTTGTGCTGGTGTATGGCTTGAAGAATCTGTTGGATTTCCGTTTCCGGAACACCCAACGCTTGCAAAGCCTGTCGGCTGCCGCAATCGGGACAAATCGGGGTCTTGGAATCTGTCCGGGAAAGGGCAGGGGGTTCTGTGTAAGCGTTCCGGCACAGCGGACAAATCCGCCGGGTCGGTGCTGGCTGTTTGGCATCCATGAAAACACCCCCTTTCACGCCGTTCTGCCGAACCGAAAGGCAGCATCGCCATCCAGGTTTCGGGTCAAAAACATTCTTGCCGTGGCGAACTCCTCGCCGACCAGCCCCAGCCGAATCAGCCAAGTTCGCATCGCAAATTTCGGGTTTTCGGTTTGCTGGGGTTTCGGGCTGGCAGTTCGCAGCTGTTTCGCCTGTTCGGAAAGGGCAAGGCAAAGCTGAATATAGCTTTTCAGCTGTCCGGCATGGAGTCCGTTTTTTCTGCCGCTGGCAGGCTTGTCGAACTGGAACAACCGGAATTCAATCGTTCCTTTCGTGAAAAGGGCGTGGTAGTTGGTCATGTGATAGCGGCTGTCGTTGTAGTGGTGCGTTCTGCCGTATTCCGCCCCGTTTGTAGTGTACCAGATGTCCGCAAGCTGTGCCATGGTGGTGGGCTTTTTTCGGTTCAGCTGTTCGATGAAATTCGGGTTGACGGTTCGGCAGTAGCGACGCATCCGGTTCTGGTCGAGGTGCAGGGCATCCGCAAGCAACCGCTCGTGGCTTGCCATGATGTTGGCAAGGTTTCGCAGGCTCTGCGGTGTGTGTCCGCTTGCTCCAATGTGAATGTGTACCCCAGCCCCTACACCTGCGTGGCTAATCGCTCCGGCTTTTCGCAGCCGACGCACCAGTTCTTGCAGCTGCTCGATGTCTGCGTAGGTTAAAATCGGCGTGACCAGTTCGCACTTTTCGGCATCGCATCCTGCAATGCTGCCATCCCGTTGAAACTTCCATTCTCTGCCCTGTGCGTCCCATGCCGACCAAGTGCTGTATCCGTTTCGGCTGGCGGTATATTCGCATCGGTCTGTTCCGAAATAGGCGGCGGCAAGTCGGGCTGCTCGTTCTCGGGTGATGTGGTTCATCTCAATCTCCACCCCGATGGTTTGTTGTTTCATCCGTTGGATTTGCTGTTCTGTTTTTGCGTTCATGGTTGTTCCTCCTGCTGTTTTTTGGTAGTGTTATATTACCTCTAAACGGCGGAGATAGCAAGCCGCTAAACGACACAAAGTTTTGTTCGTGTATTTGTGCTTATAGCACAAGCAGTTCTCGTTCATCATAGACGCAGGTCTGCTCTTCCGAGTGGCGAATGGCACGGTCGAGTGCCATAATCGTGGCAACGATGCCATCAATTTTTTCCGTTGATTTTGCCTTGTCGGGTTTGATATTCTGGGCAGGGTCGCTTCGGGTGACGACGTTTCCAGCCATCCACCGAAGAATCGGGTTGCCGCCGTGCTGGATGTTTCCCTCCAGCAGCAGCTTGTAAAACTCTTTGCTGGGTGGCGACATATCTCGAAAACCCTGTCCGAATGGAATCACAGTAAATCCAAGCCCTTCAAGGTTCTGTACCATTTGGACTGCTCCCCAACGGTCGTATGCAATTTCCTTGATGTGGAATTTCTGCCCAAGAGCATCAATGAACCGTTCGATGTACCCGTAGTGGACAACATTGCCTTCCGTGGTTTGCAGGTATCCCTGTTGTTCCCAGCGGTCATAGGGGACATGGTCACGGGCAACCCGTAGCGGTAAGGTCTCCTCCGGCAGCCAGAAATACGGCAGCACAATATAAGGTTCTTCCTCCGACTGCGGCGGAAAGACCAGCACAAAGGCAGTGATGTCTGAAGTAGAAGACAAGTCCAGACCGCCGTAGCATTCTCGACCGAGCAGGGCTTCTTCATCAATGGGAGCGTTTCCCTTGCAAAAGACCGCATCCGGAATCCAGCTGGTGAGTGAGGAAACCCACAGATTCAGCCGTAACTGTTTGAACTGGTTCTCTTCTTCAGGGTTGCGGAGGGCTTTCTGAAATGCCTCCCGCACCCGTTCGATGGGAATGGTAATCCCCAGCGAGGGATTTGCCCGATACCAGTTCTGTTCGTCCTTCCAGTCTGCCCCGTCCGGCAAGCCGTAAATCACGGGGTAAAAGGTCGGGTCATATTTACGTTCTGCCAGCAAATCCGCTGCCAGTTGATGTTGCTCGTAGCAAATAGAATGCCTGTCCGTGCCTGCCGTGGTGATGGTGACGAAGAGCGGTTGTGTTCGGGCATCGCCAGAACCGTTTGTCAGAACATCCCAGAGTTTCCGGTTCGGCTGGGCGTGGAGTTCGTCGAACACCAACCCCGACACGTTCAGCCCGTGTTTCGTGCCGACTTCCGCAGACAGGACTTGATAGAAGCCCGCATTGGCATAGTTCACAATGCGTTTGGTGGATGGAATTTGCTTGCAGCGTTTTTGCAGGGCAGGGCAAAGGGCAATCATCCGGGCAGCAACTTCATACACGATGGACGCTTGTGAGCGGTCAGCAGCAGCCCCATAGACTTCCGCAGCTGGCTCGTTGTCGCCAAAGAGCAAATACAGAGCAATGGCTGCGGCGAGTTCCGACTTGCCGTTTTTCTTTGGAATCTCAATGTATGCCATGTGGAATTGTCGGGTGTTGTCGGGTCGCAGGATGCCGAAAAGGTCACGGATGATTTGTTCCTGCCACGGCAGCAGCCAGAAGCGTTTCCCAGCCCATTTTCCCTTGGTGTGCCGGAGATTTTCAATGAAGGTCACGGCTCGGTCTGCAAGGGCGGCATCATAGTGCGAGTCCGGCAGTATGAACGGGGAGGGCTGGTAGTGTTGCAAGGTGGGGTATTCCGGCGGTCGCTGTTCGGTCATTCTGTACCGCCTCCCGTCAACAGGCGTTCCATGTCATCTTGCGGAGCAGATTCCCCAGAGCAGGCGATGATGCGGCTGCGTGCGGAGGGGGTCAATCCGAACTGTGCGGCGATGTTCATCATCTGTTTCAAGTTGCTCTGGGCAATGGAAACTTGCGGCACTTGCTGCCAGTAGCCGTTCGGCGTTTTCACAAGGCTGCCGTGCTGAGTCAGAAAGGTTTCTGCCTCTTTCCAGCGAGCATAGGCTTGACAGTATCCGGCAAACGCTGCCCGGTCGAGTTCGGTTAAAATGCCCAGCTGCTCCATACCTTTGCTGAGTCGCCGCCATTCTCGTTTTGCCTCTTTCTCCAGCCATGCCGGGCAGGAGGGGGCTTTCTGGGGCGGCTTTGGCTCGCTGGGGTTCAGGGAGCGTTTGCCGGGGTTGCCCTCTAATTCCTTGAGGGCAGTCGGTTTTGGTTTGCGTCCTCTTGCTGCCATGTCATCACCTCCTTTCTGGTGGGTTGCAACTTCTGCCCCAGTGGGGTAGAAGTGGGGGCGTGGTTATCGTCCTGCCTGCTGCAGAGCCTCGGTAAGCGAAAGCGTTGTGCCGTTTCGCTCCACGGTGCAGGCAGTTTCCGGGTATTTCGTGTGAAACCGCTGGACAATGACGTCCATAAACTTCGGGTCGAGTTCGATGTCCCGGCAGATGCGTCCGGTCTCCGCACAAGCCATCAACGTCGAGCCGCTTCCGAGGAAGGGGTCGAGTACTACATCGCCCCGTTTCGTGGAATTTTGGATCGGTTTGCTCAGTAAACCGATGGGCTTCATGGTTGGGTGTTCTTTGCTGCTGGAGGGGCGGTCATATTCCCAAACGGTAGTTTGTTTCCGGTCGGAATACCATTGGTGCGTGCCGTCTTTTCGCCAGCCATACAGGCAAGGCTCGTGTTGCCATTGGTAGGGGCTTCTGCCCAGCACCAGCCGGTCTTTTACCCAGATACAGCAGCCGGACAGGTAGAACCCAGCATCCTCGAACGCCTGCCGGAAATACAATCCTTTGGTGTCGGAATGAAAGACATAAATCGAGCCGTTCTTTGCAAGTCGTTGGAACATCTCCTGAAAAGCAGCGAGCAGAAAGGCAGAAAATTCCGAGTCGGGCATATGGTCATTCTGAATGCTGCCGGCGGTTTCCGTGACGTTGACGTTATACGGGGGGTCAGTCAGAATCAGGTCTGCGGAGGTGTCTGGGAGCAGGGCGGCATAGGGTGCTTGCGTGGTGGCATCGCCGCAGAAGACCTGATGCACACCGAGATGCCAGAGGTCGCCGGGACGGGAGCAGCACGGCTGCTGTAACTCTGCATCGGGGTTGTAGTGGTCTTCCTGTGCGGTCTGCGGAAAGACTTTTTGGAAGAGCTGTTCGATTTCCGGCGGTTCAAATCCCGTCACAGCGGTGTCGATGTCCGAGGATTGAATGTCCTGCAACAGCTCTGCCAGCATCCGTTCATCCCACTGCCCGGTGATTTTGTTGAGGGCAAGGTTCAGGGCTTTTTCCTGTGTCTTGTCCAGCTGAACGACCACGCAGGGGGCATCTGTCCAGCCCAAATCCTGCATGACCGTCAGCCGCTGATGTCCACCAATGACGGTGCGGTCAGCGTTGACGATGATGGGGTCGACATAGCCGAACGTCTGGAGGGACTGTTGGATTTGCTGATAGGTCTTGTCCCCTTTTTTCAGCTTTTTGCGAGGGTTATAAGTGGCAGGGGACAGGGTAGGGAATCGGGTACAAATGCGATTGCACCGGGAAAATGGGTCAGGATTGGAGCAGGTTGCTGCTTGCAGAAAGGAGGATTTCCCAGAAAAACAGGACGTATCCGAAAAAAAGAATCAAAGAGAACGGAATCGAGGGCAAAAAATATTCCAAAACACCCGATGCAATCGCATTCACACCCAATCGGGTAGCCAGTGGGAGGGTTTCCCAGTGTAAGGTTGGTGTTTGCATGATTTACGTTCCTTTCTGTTTGTGGTAGCGGTCTTGCAGGTAGCAAGCACGGCTGCAATAGATGCGGTGTCGGTTGCCATAGGCAGTAAACGGCTGTCCACAGGTACGGCAGCGATAGGCGTACAGGGCGGATGGTCGGGGCTTCGCAAATTCCGGATGGACTTTCCACCAGTTCCGGCGGCAGCGTTCCGAGCAGAAGCTGCGAGGTCGTCCCATGTGGTCGGTGATTTTCGTGCCGCACTGGGGGCAGAATTTCTTTGCCATTTCGGGGAAGTCATCGAATTGCATGATTTGGCGAAACTCCTTTGCAAGATTTGGGGGCGGATGGGGCAAACAAACCCGAAACGCAGCCACAAATCGGGCGATTTTTCCAGAATCCCCCCTTGTGAAATTTGCGAAAATCCTTACTGTAGGGAAGCATCGGTCTCCTGGGGTTCGGCAAAAGGGATGTCGAGTCCCCCCCAGCCCTGCGTCAGGGCTGGGAGCCGTAGCCGTAGGAGACGAAGCGGTCTTCCGTCCAGGTCTTGCGGTCGTGGCAGGGCTTACAGAGAGCCTGCCAGTTGGATTCGTCCCAGAACAGTTTCTGGTCGCCACGATGGGGGATGATGTGGTCGACTACCGTTGCAGGGGTCAGCCGTCCCTGCTGGCGGCAGCGAACGCAGAACGGGTGGTGCAGCAAGAAGGATTTGCTTGCCGTCTGCCAGCGTTTTGTGTAGCCTCTGCGGTGAGCAGAGGGGCGTTGCGTATCGGGCTTGTGCTGGGGCTGATGCAGCGTGCAGTACATTCCAGCGGTCAGGTTGGGACAGCCGGGATGGTGGCACGGTTTCCGGGGTCTGTAGGGCATGGAAACGCCTCCTTTCATTTGGGTATAACATCATCATAGCAAATCAAACCGGAAAAAACAATGGCTTTTACTGGCTTATTTCGCCGTATCTAAGATTTTTTGTGCAGCCTGTAAGGCTCTGCCGTGCATCCGATAGACCCATCGCACGTGCATGGACATCGCCTCGGCAATCTCCTCCCACTTGCTGCCGGAGAGATACCGCAACTCCAACAGCGTGCGGTATTCCGGAACGGGCAGGGAATCAATCAGGGTTTGGAGTTGGCGTTGCAGGGCGGCGTATGCCTGTACCTCAGCGGTGATGTCTGCGGCTAAGTCCGAGAGAAGTTTGCTGGCTTCTGGCAGGGCAGCGAGCGGCTCTTGCAGGGTACGTATCGCTTGCAGCTGTTTGGTCTTGGCTTGGATTTGCATGGGCAGGGAACGGGCTTGTGCGAAGTAGGCTTTTGCATTCATGGGCGACCTCCAATTTCTGCTTTGACTGCCTGCATCAAAGCGGTCTGGGTTTGTTCTTTCTGGGTCAGGGCTTTCAGGATACGTTCGTCAATCGTACCCTTGGTGATGAGATGTTGAATGACAACCGTTTCGGACTGCTGCCCCTGCCGCCACAGTCTGGCGTTGGTCTGCTGGTAGAGTTCCAGACTCCATGTCAGTCCAAACCAAATCAGGTGAGAACCGCCTGCCTGCAAATTCAAACCGTGTCCGGCAGCGGCTGGGTGCAGCAGACCAACTTGCAGCTTTCCGGCATTCCAGTTCCGGATACTGTCGGAGGGCTGGATTTCCTGATAGGAAACATTCAGCTTTCGCAGTCGCTCTTGAATCCGCTCCAAATCATGCTTGAACCAATACGCCACCAGAACGGGTTTTCCGTTGGCTGCCTCTATCAGGTCTTCCAGTGCATCCAGCTTTCGATCGTGAATGGGAAGCACGACCCCAGTGTCATCATAAATCGCTCCGTTTGCCAATTGGGAAAGCTTATTGGATAGACTTGCAGCATTAGCAGCGGT